CAGCGTGAGCTGCTGGGTCGAGGCGCCGCCGCTGATGCGGGTGAAGAGGTTGGCCTTCGGCGCGATCACGCCTTCGATGGGCAGCACGGCGATGCCGCCGCTGCGGATCTCGTAGGCCTGCTGCTCGTTGGCGAGCGGGCGGCCCAGGCGCGCCTCGACGGCGGCCAGGTCGATTTTGTCGCCGCGCAGGTGTGTGGCGTAGATGGCCTGGATCTCCACCAGCTTCTCGGGCTGGATGGCCCACGGCGAGGTGAGCAGGTCGATGAGCTTCATGGATGCTCCAGAAACGGCGAAGCCCGCACGCGGCGGGCTTCGGTGGTGGTGGCGAGGTTGCCTACTGCTGGTCGCGCGGGGCGCGGTTGCGGCGCTCGACCGCGTCGGCGGCGCGGCGCAGGTCGTCCTTGATGTCGCGCAGCTCTTCGCGGATCTCGCGCTTGAGCAGCTCGGCCTCGGCTTCGTGGCGCTTGTCGGTTTCGCGCTGGCGCACCAGCTCGGACTCGAGCACCGACACACGGGCCGAGAACTGCGCATAGGTGACGGTCAGGCCGCCGAACATCGCCAGGATGGTCAGCGCATTGCTGATGATGGTCTTGTCGAAGTTCATGCGTTTGCGCTCGGTGGTCGGTTCCATCACGCCTCCTCTTCGGCCGGCTGCTCGCGCGGCGCGGCCGGTGCCGCGGCGCCGGGCTTGGGCTGCGGCACCAGGCCGGCGGCGTCGAGCCGGCGGCGCTCGCTGATCTTGGCGTCGGTGGTTTCGTTCCAGTCGCTGCCGAACAGCTCCCACTCGGCGCGTTCATGGGTCATCAGGTTGGCCTCGATCGCGGCCGTGTAGGCGGCGACCTCGTCCTTCGGGTTGATCGAACCCTGGCTGTCGCCGATCCACGCGGCGCGGCTGTAGGCCCAGCGCAGCAGCGGGTCGCTGAAGAAGCCGGGCGCCGCTACGCGCCCAGCGCCCACCGCCTCCGCCAGCCAGGTCTCGTAGACCGGCTGACAGAAGCTGCGTGCCAGCCAGGTGCGCTGCCCGCGAAAGAACATCCAGGCGTCGAGCAGCGCGGCCTTGCTGGCCGAGTAGCTGCTGTTGAAACGCTTGAGCAGCAGCTCGAACGGGATGCCCAGCGCCATGCCGATCTGCTGCAGGATGGCCTGCACGAACGGATCGAACGCAGTGTTGGGCCGGTTCGGGTTGGCGAACTTGGCGTCCTCGCCCTTGGCCAGGCCGACCACCGCGCCGGGGCCGAGGCCGATCTGGTCGGCTGCCGGTCCATCAGCCTGCTGCGCACCGGTGAAGATCGGCGCCGGGTTGCCGCCTTCAGTGGTGATGAACACGGTGAAGAAGGCCGACACCACCGCCGCCTTGATTTCGGCGTCGGTGTAGGTGTCGAGGTCTTTCAGCAGCGCGATGATCGGCGCCAGCCACGGCACGCCACGGCGCTGCTCGGGGCGTGTCGGCAGCCAGTGGTGCAGGATGCGCTGACGCCCGCTCGCGCCGCGCTGCTCGACCCAACGCCCCGCCCCGCGGCCGGCCGACAGACTGCCACGTCCGGCGAGGACCGCGCCGGGGTGGCGGTCATAGACGTGGAAGGCCAGCGGCCGGCCGCTCGCGTCGCAGCGCACACCGCCTGCGATCTCGTCGGTGTCGATGCGGTTGTTGGGGTTGCCGATTCGGTCCGCCTCGAGCAGCTGCAGGCGCAAGCGGTACGGCATCGTCGCGCTGGGTTCGCCCTCGGGTAGCAGCGTGAAGCAGTCGCCGCTTTCGCGCATCGACTCGAGCACCAGACGCTGGCGGTCGTAGAAGTTGCCGGCCAGCGTCAGGTCGCATTCGGTGCTGTCGGCCCACAGGCTGAACTCGCGCTGCACCGCGGCCTTCCACTCGTTCGCCTGGTCTTCGCTCCAGCCGAGCAGCTTGCGGTCGGGCTGGGCCACCAGTGCGAGGCCGGTACCCACAACGCGGTCGAGCAGCGTGTTCATCGCGCCGACGGCAATCGGGTGGGTGCGCGCCAGCTCGCGGGACTGGCCGCGCTGCGTGGGCAGCGCGCGCAGCGTGTCGGCGTTGGCGTCACGCGCGGCCGGCTGCCAGTTGCGGCGCAGCGGCTTGTTGCCGCCGCTGCCGTGGTCACCCGTGTAGGCCCCCAGCACCACGCCGCCGGCGTCGGCCATCGCCATACGCACACGGGCTTGCGCACGGGCGGCGCCGCGCTGCGGGCTGAAGTAGCCGATGGCGCGATCGAGGAGGTTGGTTCGCATGTCAGCGCACGTAGAGGATGCGGGGATGGACAGCCGAGTCAGCCTGGGCGAGCTGCGTCTGCAGCTTTGCGATCTCGGCCTGGACGGTCGCCAGCTCGGCACGCTTGTTGCGGCGCGCCGTGCCGCCGTCGCCGATCGTGTACTCCTGGCTCTGCAGGATCTTGGCCTCGGCATCGAGGTAGGCCTGCAGGCGCTGTTCAAGCTGTTCGCGCTTCATCACTTGCTCGCGTTGCGCTGGACGATAGCCGCCGCGGCGGCCTGGAACTCGGACTCGAAACGTTCGGCCACCGCCTGTGCGGCGATACCGGCGAAGTCGAGCCGCTGGCGGTATTGCGGCTCGCGCCGCACGAAGATCAGCACCGGCTTGACGCCCCTGCCCTCGCGGCGCCAGACGCCCCACGGGCCACGGCCGATGCGGCCGGCGAAGTACGGGGCGCTCTTGGCGTTGCGCTTGCTGCGGCGGCTGTCGGTGCGGCGTTGCGCCGGGTCGAATGCGGATCGGGTGGCAGTCAGGATCCGCTGCATCTCGCCGCGTTTGAGGTTGCCGTAGGCGTCGAGCACTGCGCCGCTTCCGAGTACCGCGCGTTCGCCTCGCTGCAGCACACCGGCGTAGCGCATCGCGCGCTCGAAGCGCTTCTCCTTGCGCTTGCCGCCGAGCACAGCGGGCAGCAGGTAGTTCTCGGGCAGCGTGCCGTTGTTGCGCGCGGCGTCCTTCACGGCCACGCGGGCCTGCATCGTCTTCACCGTCGACGGCACGATGAACGTGCTGTTGAGCGTGTAGGGCGTGGGGCGGTCGAAGACCTGCGGCAGGCGCGCGACGATGGTCCTTTGCGCGTGCTGGGCGGTGCGGGTCAGTGCCGTCGATGCGGCCAGCGGGATCACGCGCGCGGGGATGTCGCGGGCCTCGCGGGCGAGGTGGAGTGCGCTGCCGTTGCGGGTGATCGAGAGCATCGTGTGGCGAAAAGAACAAGGCCCCGGGGGCTTGCGCCTGCGGGGCCTTGGAGGACTGCTGGAGGAGAAATCGGGGCGTGCGTTTGCGGCTGTTTGCTTCAGTCGCAGTTCGGGTACTTACCGAAACTGGGGTGAATTTTGCGGGAAAGTGTCACCTGTTTGCGAGCACTATTTTGTCGCCTCTGGAGGTGACAAGAAAGCCGTTGACAAGTGTGCAAATGATCGGCTCGGCAAGGTCCCCGCATTGCGAGCGGCACCTTCACCTCCCAGCGTCTCGTTTGTGGCCGACACACTATAGGTACCGTGCTGCGACGCAGCAAACACCATATCTAGTGAAGTCAAACGTTTTTGGTGCTATGCTGTTTGCACAGAGATCCTGAATGAGTGCCGTCTTATCAGCTTGCTTGATGGGATGTTCCGCGCAGGGTGTTCAAGTCCCGTCAAACCCTGCGGGCCTACGAAGTAGCGGCGCCGATACGCAGCAACATCTGCTGCCACACACGACAAATGGGTTTTCTGGTGTTCGGGACGACTGCCTCTTTTAGGAGCTCCCCAAATGGCAGGAAACCGTATCGGCCGAAACGCATCAACCGGCCAATTTGTGCCTGTACGCCAGGCTCAGCGCAACCCAAGCACAACGGTGGTGGAAACACTCCCCTCCCGATCGCCCACGGGTTCCACGACTCAAATCGGTCGCGATGCTCGAACTGGTGAGTTCGTCTCTGTTCAAGAGGCGCGCCGTCACCCGAGCACAACGACCGTTGAGCGGATCCCCAAACGCAAATGAGTGCGCGGCCATGCCGCTGGCATGATTGAGGACCAGCTTAGGCTGGTCCTTTTTCATGCGCACAAGTGTGCCGAGGGACACGTTGAGTTGCCGGGAGCATCCTGGCTCCAGGGGGTGCATATGGCTGTTGCTGACGGAGCTGCAGACCTGCAACGGTGGCGTGTGCCGCCGGTATACCAGCTGCTTAGCGGTGGCACGCTACTTCCTGGCACGCATCACAACAAAGTTTGGCGAGGCTTGGCACAAGTGCCGGGCAACACCGAGCCAGGCATTTCCCTCTGCATCAAGTGGGTGCGGCAGAAGGAGGTCCTGGCTACAGAACTCGCATGTTCGCTCGCGGCACAAGCGCTGCGACTGCAAGTTCCCCGCGGCGTCCTGGTCATCGCCGACAAGGATCAGCTCCCTGGCATTTCCGCGCGCGTGAGCGGTGGACCAACCGACAAGGTGCTGTGCTTCGGTAGTGAACTTCAGTGGCCCGACGACACACTCGCCCGCCCCGTCGGAAGAGAAGCAGTCGAAGAATGGGTGTGGCGGAGGCTGTGCGGCACACCGCAGGGGCCACTTGGTGCGGTATGGGACGAACTGGTCGCAAACGAAGACAGGCACTTCGAAAACGTTGTGTTCGACGGCCACCGGTGGTGGCTCATTGATCACGAGTTCACACTTGCGCCTGTGGCTAAGGCAATGAAGAAGTTCACGGAGCCCACAGTGCGTCGAGGGTTGATCGACTATCACCCTGAGGGCAACACCCTGGCGTTCGAAGTCCTGTCACGCCGGAAAGACCACAACATTCCCTCCATTCCCGCGACTCTCAACAGTTCAAAGCAGCGCCTGCTTTGGATGACAGAGCAGGCCAGGGTCTGGCGAACCGGCATTGGCGAGGTCGACACGGTGCTGCTCATGGCTTGGTACTACCTGTCCACCATCGAGTTGCGGCTACCTGCCCTGCCGCTACACTTGGACGACCGCCTCCGTAACCCGACCAAGCCTCTCAAGTGGACCTCAAGCAGCTCACAATCGACGGGCCTGCGGTCGGCTACCAAGCGCCGCCCTGCGTAGCGAGATACCGCCCTGTCTTCTGGGAGCCCATCGCTGGGACTGGTGAGCGAGTTGTCGCTCTGATCGCTATCGAACCCCATGAAGCGACGCAGGTGGTTGTCACCGCAAAAACCCACTGCGTGCTTACTCCGGAGCGGCTCAACATGCTCCTCGGCCGTCAGCGCGGCAGCGCCTCCCGAGGGGTGCTTGAGCAGGTCGCCGACTACATGTCCAGTCACCAAGCAGCTGGAATGCCCTTGCCCGATCTGGAACCACCTTTCCATGGTTTCGTCATGGCCCCGACCATGACCTGCCGAGGGTATGACGTAGACCAACTGCTCAACGCAGCGGTCCGAAGTGTGAGCGCGTTTGCGCCGGCAGATGCAATGGTTGAAGAGGAGCCCGCTTCCGAGTCGCCTAGATCGACAGTTAGGACTGCCGAGTTCCTCCGCAACATGAAGAGGCACGTTGTGGGGAGTGATCCCACCGTGAAAGATCGCTTTGAGCGTCGGTTCAAGCCGGTGAACTCAACGCTGGATCTCACCATTGACTACGCGTTCCAGAAGTGGATCGTGCAGGTGACCTCTCTGCCTGCGACCGAGCGTCAGGCATACCATGCGCTTAGAGAAGCGCAAAGCAAGCTCTTCGAGATCGGCCTTCTACGCGGCGTGATGGGCGGCAACCCGATAGCGCCCATCTTGCTGGTGAACGAGGACGTGCTAGTTCATACCCCTTCCGAGCAAGCCCTCGCGCACGCAAACCGCATGCTGTCTCGATTCTCTGAGTTGGCGCGACTTGAACGCGTTGAACTGATGCAGGTTGCCACTCCAGAAGAAGGTGCCGAGAAGGTAAGGGCCCTGGGGTAGCTTCCCTCTCAAGACTGGATCGCAGCTCTGGTGTCCGCCTCTTGCGCCACCACGCGGTCCTGGCTCGGAAGTGCCCGGAGGGCATCGAGGTTTGCTTGAAGGATTGCGCCAGCTGCTCGATGCACTCGACGCCGGAAATCCCTCAACAATCGATACCAATGCTGTCGGCTGATGCCCAACTCTGCGGAGGCGGCCTTCACGTTGCGTATGCGCCAGAGGTAGTGCAGCTCAAACACCTGGCGGCCCAGCTCATTGGCTGGCTGGGCCACTACGGCCAGATGCAGCGCCGCAAGTTCTGCCCCACACGACGCATCCGGACCTCCCGTCTGCGGCTTTCCTGTGCTCACCAGACAAAGCTTGCCAATAGTGGAGCCCGGCAACGGCGGCGGTCCATAGAAGCGCCGCGTGCGACACCACGCAGCCCACGCGACACACAGCTCATTCAGGGCGTGGTCTGCATCGAGTTCACGGCGACTGAGCCCTTCGGCGGCTTCGTACGCAGGATGGGCCCCGACCGGGGCTGGAGCGCTGAAGCGCTGGATTCGGCTGCTCATCAGATGCCTCTCGAAAGCACGCGCCGTCCGGCTCTGGCCGTCGGGATTGAGTTCTCTTGATCGTTGTTCGCCTTTGGTGCCGCAGGCGGCGCATCCGCAGGCTTTGCGTGCTTGCGAGGTGCTTCTTCGCGTGGAGAGAACACGTGGTCCGCAGCGCTCGCAAACAAGTCGGGGGTGATGTGTTGCGGTACTAGCTTCCTTCGAAGGTTGGCCCAGTCCTGCGCGCTCCACTTGTGCAGCCCCAGGTAATGCGCCACGGCCAGATTGCCCACCGCGCAATCCAGCGCCTCGTTGCGCGCTCCGTTGGGCTTCACGTACTCGCGAATCGCCCTGCCCTTGTGCCAGCGCGTCTGCGGCTTCTCGATGAGGAACTGCTCGTACCAGTCCGCCTCGAGCTGCCGGTGCGTGTGCATCGCGCCCGGCCCCGCGGCCAGCGGCAGCCGATTGAACAGGTGGTCCTTCGCCGTGTCGGTGCCCAGCAGCCACAGCTTCACGCCGTCGGGCGTGCGCTGCCCCTGCCAGTCGATGTCCTGCGCCGTCGGCTTGGCTGCGATGATGGGCTTGTTGCGTGAGCTGTGGCCCTTGGTCACCAGGCAGCCCACACGCTCGCGCTGGCTGCCATAGTTGTAGACGTCCTGCGTGTTCGAGCCGCCCGAGTCGATGCCGTAGGAGCTGATCTGGATCAGCACGCCGCTGGCATGCGCGAACGGCGTGCGGCGGATCTCGTCGAGCTGCGCCCAGCAGCTGCCCGGCTCATCGGGCATGGCGGTCGGCGAACCCCACAGGATCATGTGGTCGAGCACCCACCACTCCAGGCCAGGCCCCCAGCCGACGATCGTGCCTTCCAGCCGGTTCGGCTGCGTGTCGAACCATGCTGTGACCACCAGCGCCTCCTGCGGCACCACCCGCGTCGGATAGTCGTCGGCGCGCTGCTGCAGCTGCTGCGCCGTGGTGGTGGTCTCGGCACCGTCGTAGGGCAGCGCCTCACGCGTGTTGCGGTAGACCTTCTTGGCCTCGGGATCGCCGCGCTGCTCGCGCAGCTTCGCGCGGGCGTGTTGGCGCGCCAGGCGCAGCCAGCTGATCGAGCCCAGCGGCGCGTAGAAGGCGCTCACATGCAGGCTCACCGTTTCCCCGTCGCCCTCGCCTCGCGCCACCCAGCGCGCCTGGCCCCCCATCGCCTCGTCGGCCAGCATCGTGGCCTTGTGGTGCTCGTCGATTTCGCAGCCGCACTCCGGGCAGACGAACCATGCACGCTCGACGCGGTCGGCTTCCTCGTCGTAGTCGTAGCGCATGTTCTCCTGCGCTAGCTCGTGCAGGTGGCCGCAGTGCGGGCACGGCACGTGGTAGACCTC